TAGATCCACTATTACCACCAGTTCCTACGTTATTTGCTCCATTTCCTCCGCCGCCGGATCCGCCGTTGCCGCCACTTGACCAACCAGTTCCGCCACCGCCGCCAGATTTTGTGATAGAAGATCCTGTAATAGAATTTGAAGAACCACTTCCGCCTGGTCCACCATTAGCACTTCCACCACTTCCACTCATATTTGATCCGGAACCACCGGCTCCGCCTCCACCGCCTCCGGCTAATCTTGCTCCAAAACCGCCACCATTTCCTTGAGGAGGACTTACAGGTGGAGTGTTCGCCTCCGCCTCCAGATCCACCAGATCTTCCATTATTACTTGCATTGGCGCCTCCACCACCTCCACCACCTGTGGATGTAAATGAATTAAAAGTTGAATCACCTCCGTCGCCTCCATTAGATGACGATGTTGCAGGTGTTCCACTACCGCCACCACCAACAGTGATAGGGTAAGAACCTGCAGATAAAGAAAAAGCAGAAACTCCAGGAACGCCAAAAGAAGTTCTAAAACCTCCGCCTCCTCCGCCGCCCATTCCTCCAGCGCCGCCACCTCCAGCTACAATTAAGTAGTCTGTAGAAATAACTGCTGCAGCTGCTCTAAACTGACCTATTGAAATTTGTCCTGAACTTGGAATAGGACCGTTAGGTGCAGGTGTACCGGGAGCAACTAAAGGTCCACCTAAATAATATTCTGATATTGCAATTGGATTAGTACCACCAAAAGTAGTTTGAATGTCTGATAATCCAACATTAGTAGAAGGGACTGCCATGGATTATTTCCCCTTTTGTGATAAACTATCTACCTTGTCTTGTAATTGTTTGACTGCTTCAATCAATAGACAAGTTAGTCTGTCATATTTAACTGCTTTTATACCGTCAGGTCTTTGAGCAACAGCTTCAGGTAAAACTTTTTCTACCTCTTGAGCTATAACTCCTACATCTTTTTTTCTAACAAAATATCCATCTTCGCCACCTCTTTGATCGATGTATTCTTTTTTCCAATCAAATAAAACTCCATTTAATTTTTTTAAAGCATTTAATGGATTAGGTATGTTTGTAATATTTTCTTTAAGAGCTACATCAGAAGAGTAAAAAGCTGTTACATCATTAGTTGCTCTTATCTCACCAGTAGTTCCAGATGCTGCAGTTCCTACTCCAAAAGAGTCGAATTGAACATCACTAGTTGTTGTTAATCCTAAAGTCGTTCTTTGAGCTGCTGCGTCTGCATCATCTAACAATGCTTTACCAGCAGCTGTTAAATCATAAACTCCAGCAGTGCCAGATCCTGTAAATTGTATTCCTTTATCCGCTGCTGATGTTAAACCAGCTATTGCTGCAAGGTTTGCATTATAAGCTTGAACGTCAGTTCCTACAGTTAAACCTGCTAAATCATTATTAACTTCAACAATATTAGTTCCATCTGAATAAAGAATAGCTTTATTTTTTT